CGTTATACTTCTTTGTCGTCTTGATTCCACCGTCCAACTGCAAGGAAATCATGAGAGCAATGTCAATGTTCTCCATTTCCTTGTCTGTACACTCTCCGATGTATGTTCCTACACGCTCCGTTGATACCGAATAAACCTGCTCACACAATACCGTGCTGATTCTGCCTGTTGACCTCACTGTCACATGTGTCGGGAGGTCTGTTTTTGGCTGTGTAGTCATATATACAACCTCAACAACATTGCTGTTCTCATTGTTCTTGTTGTTGCTAACCACTACCGCCGGACGGTCTGCGTGTTGTTCGCTCCCGTTGTAGGATGCCCCCCCCTCTGCTGATATAGAACATTTCGCCTCTTTTGATGTCATTCATGATTATTCCTCCTTTTCATCATCTTTCATGAGTTTTGTTGCCATGATGCAATATCCGTCCTCAAGACCTGCAAACTCCTCAAGGATATATGTCACAAGCACTCTCACGGTGCGTCCTGTGTTCTTTCCGTCCTTGAACTCCATCATCTCAAGGATGTCGCCTTTTTTATAGTCTCTGTCATTCTTCCGGAGTTCAAATGTCTTTTCTCCGGATGCAACCTCCTCAAAAAATGTCGCTCCCAGTTTAATGTGATGCACTTTCTGACCGTTCTCCTGTGTGTCTGACGGGAGGTTGTTCATCTTCTCCTCCTCTGCCTGTTCACGGAGTTTCTTTTTTGTCTCACGGTCGATTGCATCCTGCTCCTCGTTATATCTCTGCTCCTCGGTCTTGTAAGCCTCTGCACGGTTCTTGTACTGGTCGCATGAGGTACATGTTCCGGTCTTTACGTTGCAAGTCTCGTATTCGGTGCAGGAATAGCAGATTGATGTGATTCTCTCCGGATGCGGTGTCTCATAATCGTCGCCCGCTTTCTTTTCCTCCGGAGGATTCATGCTGTTTTCTGATGACTGCTGCCCTGCTGCATCCTGCTCCTGTTTCTGCGGTGATTTCATGTCCTTAATTTCCGTATAGGACAATTCTCCGTTTTCCTTGTACTTTGCAAGTGCCTCCTGCTGCATCTCCGGAGACATCCCACTCAACTCATACGCTGCGGAGAATGTGAGACGCTCGTTGTTGAGTTCCTCTCGAAACTCCGGAATCAAATTGTTGTTGACGCTCTCAATCTGTGCGATCTTGGTCTTTGACATCTTGAGCATTGAGGCGATGACATCACGGAGGCGACCGGACTGGAGGTCATATCCTTTGATTTTCTTTCCATCCGTTTTCATACGCTCAAGACACGCTTTGAGACGCTGTTCCTCCTCGATGACATCCTTGAGAGACTTTGTCCGGTATGCGTTTGCGATGATGATTTCCACCTGCTCCTCGTCCTCGTCCTGCGGTGTGGTCAGTTTGCAGGTCGCAATCTCAAAATCTTTATATCCCTGCTCGACAAGGTGCTTGAGTGCAAGCCACCGTCTCTCACCTGCGACGATTCTATATTCACCCTGCTCATTCGGCTCAAATACAACCTCAAGATTCTGTTTGAGACCATACATGAGGATGTCTCCTGCCAGTTCCTCAATATCTGCCAAATCGTAGAAATTGAGTTTGTTTCGGTACATCTTGAAAATTGAAATGTCCTTTGTCCGGAATCTCGCTCTCGGTGATTCGTCAACTCCTGCCTTACTATTCTTGTTCAGTGCGTCCATGACGCTGAATCCTGTTGCCATGTTCTTTCCTCCTGTTTTCTCCCGTCAGTGCGGTCACAATTTCTTTGTATTCCATTTCACACTCGAAAATCTGTGCGTCGAGTGCGTCCAGTCTCTTGTATAACTGGTTTTCAATGCTTTTCGGTACTTTCTCGCCATTCCGCAGCAATATACCGATTATCTGATATTTACTCTTGCAGGTCAGTTCCGTCAAAATCTGAATCTGTTGCTTTTGATTCTCTGCTCTCCGGAATGACCCGCATATTTCTCTTTCTAACACACGCATCTGCTCCCTTATTCCGTCAATTTCTGTTTCTTGGTCTCTGTACGCTCGACATTGATTTCACCCTTTGCATTTTGTGAAATTGATGCTTTGACCCCCCCCTCGGAGGTTCAGAGTGACCTTTGCAAGTCCTCCGGTGTATATCTCCTCTACTGCTGCCTTGAGAATCTTCACGATGCCCTCACCGCATCTCTTTTCCGGTGCTGCTGCCTCTCCGAACAATGCAGCGACGTTCTGCATCGCCTTTTCTTTCCTCTGTTTCTCTTTCTGATACTCAACCGCCTGTTCGCAGGTGCAGGACATTGTCGCCTGTTCCTCTGCCTGTGGCTGTGTCAATTTCTCCTCGCTGTCAATCTGCACCATCTGTCCGCAGAATCGACACGGTGCTGTGTTTATGATGTTTCCCATGTTCAATCCTCTCTTTCTGTCGCTCTCATGCGACCTCCTGCAAAATTATCTTTCTGAATATGCTCTCAAATATTGGAACTGCGATGCTGTTCCCTGCTTGGTCATATAAAGCCTTGTAATATTTCCCGTTTCTCTCTTGAACTGCTTTCGCCCTGTCAAAATCCTCGTCTGAATATCCCATCAATCTCCAACACTCACGCTCTGTCAAATACCGATACCGTCCATCTCCTCGGTCGATGACCTGTGCAGGTGTCCGGTCTTGCCTTGTTGTGATTGTATATGCACAATCTTTGATGACCGTTGCTCTCCGGATTCCTTTTCCTCCGATACATGCAAGGACGGACGGTTGTGTCACATCGTAGATGTCCGGAACGTCATCCTCAAGGAACTCTTGCAGGTTTCGCATCGGTGTCCTTATGAGGTCATCGAACTCAAATTTTTCACCATTCAGAACAGAAACCGTGAACACTCTTTCTCTCGCCTGTGGCAATCCGAACTCTCTTGCATCCAGTACCTCAAAATTATTCGTATATCCTAACCGTTCCATTTCGACCATGTACCTGTCAAAATTCGGTCTCATGTACTTTGATTTCACATTTTTCACATTTTCCCATATTACATAACGAGGTCGCCATTCGCCCATGTTCTCGATGATATGTATTGTCTCCCACATAAGGGAGGAACGTGTTCCGCTGCCCTCGTCTGAACCTTTTCCTCTGTTGATTCTGCCCTCTCCGGTCGCTTTTCCTTGATGTCCTGCGATGCTCATATCTTGGCAGGGAGAACCATGAATCAGAATGTCCGGTTTCAAGTTCCATCCGACGACCGTCTGTGTTTTATATTCTAATTCCTCACGGAACATCGAATTGTATGACCGGACTGCTTTTTCATTGATCTCCACATAGTCGATTGCTTTTGTTGGGATGTTCAAATTTCTCAAGGCACATCGAGGCGAACCAATTCCCCCGAATAATTCAAGAATCTGTATTGCATCGTTCATGTCCTGCTGCCTCCTGTTCCTTTATCACTAAATCCGGACATTCACGACAGTCTTGACCGTTCTCCTCGCACTGTTCCTGTTCGTGTTCCGTCACATCCTCCATGTCTTTTCCGTACCATCTGCAAAAACCGCTCATTGTCCTGCAGCCTCCTCTCTTTTTCAATATCTCTCCCCGAATACTGCGACGCACTCCGCAAAAACCTCTTTATTTGGAATATAGCAAATCGAAAAATTATTGTATTCCGTGTGTTTTGTCAAGAAATATTCCTCACAAGCCTGTGTCTCTGTTAATCCATCGAGTTGCATCGCCCATATTATTTCACGCTCCTCCTCGCACAATGCCCGACCTTTTTCTATTAGTTCCGTGTTCATTCCTGCGTCTGCTGCTGCCATATTTTCATGTAACTCCCACCCCTCCTCACGATACTCTTTCAACCTTTCATCGTCGATGACCGTGAACTCGTGATTGAGCAATGTCACATCTTCCGTCGTATGAACCACACAAACCTGTCTGTCGAATCTGTCTTGTTTCGGGATGCCCCAATATATTCCGAATAGATGCGGTTTGCACCTTTCATCAACCGGAATTTGTCGTGTTATGAGCACCCATGCACCGGAGTTCACTTCACATTCTTCAAAATATTCCATGTTCTGGTCATAAGTTCCGCTTTGTTCATAATGTTTCCGGCTTTTCTCATGCTCTGTCATGTCTACCCCTCCAGTTCCTTGAGTAATTCATGAACCACATTGCGATAGTCCTGTGACACGATGCAGTTCTTTGAAAACTGCGGGAGGACTGCCATTCTCATGGATGCCTTTTCCGCTACAATCGACCGGCGAATCGGTGTGACGAACATGTCAAATCCGGAACTGGTTTTCATCCACTCCTCAAAATCCAGTGATGTCTTGTTTTTCTGTCTCATGGTCACAAGACCTTTGATTCGGAGTTCCGGATTGATTTCCCGCAGGTCGTCAACCTGCTCCTGCAAATTGTGAATCGCCTCGTTTTCATATCCTCCGACCTTTACGGGTGCGATGACGAGTTCTGCTGCCAGTAGAATGTTGATGACCACCATGTCAAGCAGACGACCGCAATCACAAATGCAATAGTCGTATGCCTCGGATATTTCCTCCAGTGCATCCCGCAGCCTCGTGACTTGATTTGCCTCCTGCTTGAGCAGCAGTTTCATGTCTGTCTGCATGAGATACCCGTTTGCAGGAATGATGTCAATGTGACTGTACTGTGTTGGTCTTATCAAGTCCGTTGTCCGGTATGACCCGCCCACACTCACATGACGCTCAAGCAGTTCACTCATTCCCGTTCCCTCCGGCTCGTATGCCTCAAATGTCTTTGATGTATCGCCCTGCGGGTCTCCGTCGAGAATGAGAACACGTTTCTCCTGCTCCTCCCCCAACATGTAGGCGATTGCATCCGATGTCGTTGTCTTTCCGATTCCACCTTTCGGTGACATAACTGCAATAATTCTCATTTTTTCTGTTCCTCCTGTTATCCTCTTGTTACCTGTTACATGAAACCTCTGTCGTCCGGCTGTCTCCATCCGCAGCGGTGCAGGTGCATCCCCTCGCCCACCTTGTAGAGTGTATATGTGAACCCTGCTCCCAGTGCTATGACAACGACTGCTGCCACAATGATGATTTTCCTCATGTCCTCACCTCCCCGCTATATCGTGATTGTGTGGTATATACACAACTGCAAATCTCTGAAAGAATAGTCCGGTGTTTCCTCCGGTTTCATCGGTGCAATGAGACCCCGTTCCTTGTATTTCCTGTGAGTGATCTCCGGAATTGCTCGAAATCTCTTGACCTCTGCATCTCCTATCTGTTCGACGATGTCCTTGTCAACCTCCATG